ATTTAGGGACCGTTTTCGCAAAAAAACGAACATACGGAAGCGCGCGACTGCGGGATTTCACCAGTGCGATACTTCGCAGGCGGTACACGAATACACGTGTAAGCACACGTGTTTGCACGGGACGGCGCACGATGGATGAGGAATGGATTTCGATCACGGATGCGGCGGCTAGGCTGACTGAAGCGGGTGACCGCATCGATCGCTCTTCGCTCTCCCGATATCTGAAGCAGCACTCGGAGGCGTTGCCACTGAAGCCCGATGGCCGCTCCAGCCTTGTCGAATACGGTGCTCTGGTTGCGCACCGAGGCGAAAATATCCGAATTCGCCCTCTGCCGATCTCTCCAGCATCCACCCCGCCTCGCCCAACGACTTCCGCTGGCGGTACCCTTCCGACAAGAACGCAGTCCGACGGTGCCGCGCGAAAAGCACAAGCCGACGCAGAGCTGCGAGAGATGGATCTTGCCGAACGGCGCAAGGAACTGACGCCCTATGCAGAGGTCGACCAAGCCGGGCGTGATGCCGTAGCGATGATGCAGAGCGCATTTGAGCGCGCGATCGAGACCGAGGCCAGCACTCTGTCTCTCAAATACGGTTGGGAAGAGCGCGTTGTTCGCCTTGCCTTGAAGAATTTTTCGAAGACGGGCCTCGCCGTCTTTAACCGCCAGATCCTTGAAAAACTCGATGCCATGCGGCGTCGCGAAGATGCCGGTGACAACGACATGGCTTATTCGGAACAAACACAGTCACTTCAATGACCGTCCACGATATCAGAGCGCGGTTTCCGCAGCTCCCTAACGGTGCGATCGCCATCTATCGCGGTATGGAGGCCGCGAGCCGGCCGACCGAAGATCTCACGATCAGCGAACATGCCGACCGATACCGAAAAGTATCCGCCGAGTCCGGCTCGCCCTGGCCGGGGGACTTTCGCACCGACCGCGTTCCGTATCTGCGCGAGCCGCAAGATTGCTTGCATCCTGACCATCCGGCCCGACGCGTTACCGCGCGATGGGCGGCGCAGCTCGGGAAGTCGACCGCGATCGAGAACTGGTTCTGCTTCATTGTCGACCAGGCGCCGGGCTCCATGATGATCGTCCTGCCCTCGATCGAGGAGGCGACCAAGTTCAACCGCGTGAAGCTTCAGCCGACCATAGAGGCGTCGAAGCGGATTGCGCATAAGGTGATGCCGGTGAGCAGCCGCGACGAACAGGGTAGCACCACGTCGTTCAAAAGATATGCCGGCGGCTTTTGTCAGATCGTGAATGCGGGTTCTTCCAAGGGTCTGCAGATGGTCTCGATCAAGTATCTCGCGATGGATGAAACGACCGGCTACCCGAAAGATGTCGACGGTCGCGGCAGTCCGCGAGACCAAGCGCGTGCGCGACAGAAAATGTATGGCGATCTCGCCAAGGAATGGCAGGGATCGACCCCTGGTGTCGCTGGTGAATGTACGATCAGCGATGATTTCGAAGCTGGCGATCAGCGCTATTTCTATCTTCCCTGCCCGCATTGCGCGACGTTTCAGGCGCTTAGCTTCGACATGATGCGCGGTCCAGATCCCGAGAAGGATCTACCCGTCCATATGCGGTGCCTGAGTTGCGACGAGGTCATTCTCGACGGACATAAGCGGGAAATGATGGAAAGGGGTCGGTGGATTGCTCGCCGTGTCGCTGAATTCGCGGTCTCTGTACCCATGGCAATACCGTCGGTGGAAATCGACGCGTGGGCGTGTCCGCCGTGCGAGGGAAGATGCCGGGACTGGCAGCCAAGTTATCATTTATGGGCAGCATATGCTCCCCGCGAAAAGTGGTCTGAGATCTGGAACCGTTGGCTCGATGCCGAAGGTGACACCACAAAAATGCGCACCTTCTGCCAGCAGGATCTGGCGGAGCCTTATGATCCCGGTGGCGTCACCGTTGAATGGGAGAAGATCGTAGACGCGGCGAAGGCCGAACTTCTACCTTCCCGCATCATTCCGGCATGGGCGGCGCTTGTGGTCTCGGCGGCCGACGTACAGGGTTACGGCATCAAATGGGTTGCCTACGCACTTGGCGCCCGCGACCAGATCCAACTGATTGATCGTGAAATCTTCGAGGGTGCTCCGGACCAATCAGACGAGCCGTGGATCAAGTTGTCCGACGCTCAGGCCCGGACGTATCCGATCGAGAATGGCACGAGGGAAAAGGGCATCGACCTCAACGGTGTGGACTCTGGTTGGGCTACGGACCGGGTTTACCGCTTCTGCGCCGGTCGGCCGAATGTGTATGCGCTTGACGGCCGGGAGCCCATCGGCCTCCCGTGGCTTGGAACCCCGGTCAAGAAGGACATCAAGGATCAACGAAAGCGGGTCATCTCGAAGGTCCTTCTGTATCCGGTCGGCCTATACGACGTGAAAACGGCCGTCACCGCCGCGCTTGCAAATCTGGTGCAAGGCAGGTCCGAACTTGGTCAGTGGCCGCGCAACACCATCCATTTCGGCTCTGACCTATGCGACGCCGATTTTGCGAAAGAATTGACCGCCGAACGGCTGGTCGATGCTGAAGAAGAAGCACGGTCGAGTGTCAGTCGCCGCGCCCGCCGCCTGATCAAGCCCAAGGCCGGCCGGGAATGGAAAAAAATCGTCGGTCGAATGAACGACTGGTTTGACGCCACGGTCTACGCCTTTGCGCTTGCTTGGCACTTGCAGACGAAGCGGCGTTTGACGCTCGATCGCTGGGCCGACCTGGTGCAGGAGCTTCACGGCGATCACGAGGATCCTAAAGACCTGTTCGAAACTGCAGACCAAAACCCGTTCGTGAAACCTAAGCCTAAACCAGCGCAGGCCGCGACGGCGACGGGCAAGCCCCGGCCACCGCGCAACAAGTGGAAGTCATACTCGTGATCGAAGCAAAGCCGCGTATTCGCGTAAAAGCCAAGTCGCAGAAAGTGGCGTCTGCACCCATGCAGACGCCACCCCCACGTCGCCCTGTGGCTCGCTACCTACGGGGCGACCGGTCGGGCGTGCTGGGGATGCGCAAAGCCATTACCCGCGACGCACGCCACGACGTCCGGGAGGCGGCAGAACGGGCTGCTGCCCTCGCAGTGGACTTCATGCATAACAGTGGCTGGATCGCCGGCGCTGTTACGCAGATCCTCTGCGATACGATCGGGGATGAGCTGAAGCTCAATTGCCGCGCCAAGCTGAAGAAGCTCGGTTACGAGGAGGAAGACGCAGCAGAGTGGTGCCGCCTCGTCGAGGAAGAATGGCGCCGGTACGCGTGGAACCCCAAGGAATGCGACCTCGCCGGCAAGTCCACAATCGCAGAAATGGCCGACGCGGCGCTTCGTAGTTATCTCGCGTCCGGCGAAGCATTCGGCATCCTCGATCACATGGAGCCTGCTGATCGGCGGCGTTACGGCATCGAGACCGCGACAAAGGTTTCGTTGATCGCGTCCCATCGCTGCCCGCGTGTTACACGCGAGGTAGAAGGACTTGAGCAGGGCATCTATCATGATGCCAACAATCGCCCGATTGCCTATAAATTCCGCGTGCGGGAAAGCGGGATGGAGCGCGAGCGCGATATCGACGCCGCCGACGTCATCCATGTGATGGATCGCGGCGCCAACCTGAACAGCTCTCGCGGGATCTCGGAAGTCGCGCCGGCCTTGAAGGTGCTGGCGCAATCGGACCAGTTGGCGGATGCGACGCTCGCGAAGACATTGTTGCAAACGGTTTTCGCCGCGACGATCAAAAGCCCTGAACAAAGCGATCAAGCCTTCCAGGCGTTGCAGACGCTCAGCGAAATCGACCGGCCAGAGGGCTTTGACGAGAGCGATGGCACTTGGACAGAATTTATCGGCGGCCTCCAGCAGGATTTGCTCGAAGTCTGGGATATGCGCCTCGGCGCACTGAAAGATAAGGGCATCTCGATGTCCGACCCTGCTCGGATCAGCCATCTCGGGCCGGGTGAAGAACTTCAGCTTCACACCACGACAACGCCGAGCAATGACTACATCGCGTTCTTCCAAAACCTGTTGCGCGAAATCGCTCGGTGCCTCGGCGTCACGTTCGAATCGTTGTCAATGGATCATTCTAACGCGACTTACTCATCGGTCCTCATGTCGGTGGCGACTATCTGGCCGATCGTCATGCGCCGCCGCACTCGCATCGTAATTCCGTTCCTGCAGGCCATCTATGAGCGCTGGTTGGAGGAAATGATCGAGACCGGCCGCATTCAATTGAAAGGCGGCAGGGAGGCCTTTCGACGCAATCGCGAAGCCTTGTTTCAGGCTGAATGGCACGGACCGGGCGCACCCTCGGCCGACAACTATAAAGCTGTCATGGCGGACAAGATCGAAATGGAGATCGGCGTGTCGTCTTTCGCAGACATTTGCGCGAAACGCGGAAAGAACGGTCAAGAACAGATCGTTCAGCTCGCGCGCGAAAAGAAGGCCTTCGATGCCGCCGGCGTTCCTCATCCCTTTGGGCGATCGCAGGGTGGTGCCGGCCCACAAGGGGGCGCCATGGACGGCAACCGCGAACCAGCGAAGGAAGCCGCGTGATGGCAGACGAAGTTGATCCAATTGCCATCGACTGGTGTTCGCGGGCCGCGAAGCTCCGCAAGGTCGAAGAAGCCTTGTTGATGGGCGAAATGGTTACTGAAGCACGCTTTGGCGAGGATATGGCGCGGTACGCAAACGCCAGCCTCGCCGACGTAAAAACGGCACTCGATGAAGCAATTCGCAAGTGCCAAATCTCGCGTGGCGAGACCCCGAGGCGGACCCGCTACGCAATGTCGGGCCGGATGCGCCCCTACTGAGGTTCACAACATGGCTGCAATTATTGAAGACGGGAAGCTCCGGCTGACCGGCTATGTCGGCGACTATTATTTCGAGGATGGCTTTACCTCGCAGGATGTAGTGCTCGCGCTCGCAGGCATCGAGGACACTGATCCGCTCGATGTCTTTATCAATTCGGGCGGCGGCGTAGCCTCCGAGGGTGCGGCGATCCACGCAATCCTCATCGCGCGCGCAGGCCAGACGAACGTCGTCGTCGAGGGTATCGCCGCGTCGGCCGCGTCGCTGATCGCGATGGCCGGCGAAACGGTCACTATGTCGGCCGGCGCCGTAATGATGATTCATGACCCGGCCGGGTACACCTTCGGCAATTCCTCCGATCACAGCAAAACGATCGAGGCGCTGGAAGCCCTCGCAACGGCATATTCCCGTGTCTACTCGGCCAAGTCCGGAAAGACACCGGAAGAATGCCGCGAGATCATGAAGGCCGAGCGATGGTTCACCCCGGAAGAGGCGGTGAAAGAAGGCTTTGCCGACGCAACCACTGAGATGAAGGCCAAACCGGTGGCGGCCTTTGATTATCGCCTCTTCGCCCATGCACCCAAGCATCTGACGACAATGGCGAAAAACAAGAACTGGTCGCTTCCCGCGACCATGGCGGCGCCGGCCGCGCAACCCCGTCCAATTGAGGAGACCTCCATGACGGATAAGGAACGTGCGGATCAGCTTGCCGCCGAAAATGCCAAGCTGAAAGCTGATCTGGAAAAGGCGAGCGGCGGTATCGAGGCGGCCCTGAAAGCCGACCGCGAACGCCGGGAAGCAATCATGGGTCTGGAAGAAGCCAAGGGACGCGAAGCCCTGGCCGATCATCTCTTCACCCTCGGCAATTCCGTCGACCAGGCGAAGGCAACCCTTGCGGTTTCCCCCAAGGCTGTAGCCGAGGCGCAGACCGGTGAATGGCGCCCGCGTCGCATGAACGCGTCCGGCCTGAACACGGCTGACGGCGGTACCCAGAAGGGCGACCGTTCCGTCCTTTCGGCTTCCGTCGACCGCACCAACAAGCGCCGCTAACAGGAGACCGCTCACATGGTTACGCTCACTCAGGGCCTCCGCCCTACCGCCCACTATCTCGTGTCGGAGGCCAGCGGTTTCCGATCGCGTGATGTGGGGATCATCGCCTCCGGTTCCGGCAAAGTCGACGCCGGCGCCGTTCTTGGCCGCATCACGGCGACGAAGAAGCTGGTTCCGTTCGCGCCCGGAGCGTCCGACGGCTCCCAGAACGCCGCCGCTATCCTCTTCGAGGCCTGCGACGCCACTTCCGCCGATGTTCGTCGCACCGTCACCGCCCGCGACGCCGAAGTTCAAGCCGCCGTCCTGGTTTGGGCGGCCGGCGTCAACGACACCCAGAAAACAGCCGCGCTCGCCCAGTTGGCAGCGCTTGGCATTGCAGCCCGCTAGGAGCGCACCTCGATGGCAATTGTTGCAGATATTTTCAATCAGAACGCATGGGGCGTGATCGAAGTGCAGGAGGAGATTGTCGAGCGCGTCGACTTCAAGCCTCAGCTCCTCGGCACGCTCGGTCTGTTCGCGCCCATCTATTCGCGTTCTCGCACGATCGCGATCGTCGATCGGAACGGCTCGCGCACACTCATCCCGACGTCGCCGAACGGTGCGCCTCCCGAAGAGCTGATCCCGAAGGGCGCCAAGGTTCGTACGATGGAAGCCGTCCGCTTGGCGAAGGGTTCCACCATCTACGCGATCGAGCTGGCTGGCGTCTTGGCACTCCCGTTCGACGAGCAGACCATCGAAGTCGCCGACGAGGTCACCAGCCGTACCGGTGATATCAAGGATGACTTGGAGCTTACCTGGGAGAACATGCGCTTTGGCGCTATTCAGGGGAAGGTGATGGATGCCGATGGCACCACGGTGCTTGTCGACTGGTATAGTTTCTGGGGGATCGCGGAACCGACCGAGATCAACTTCGCCCTGAACGTCGAAACGACCGACGTCCGCAAGAAATGCCGCGACGTCAAGCGTGCCATGAAAAAGGCCGCCAAGGGTGTCTGGTCGCCGAATGCTCGGGTCGGCGCTCTCGTCGGCGATGAGTTCTTCGACTCCCTGGTCAATCACCCGCAGATCAAGGAAACGAAGATCGGAACGGACCGTGCCCCGGTGCTTGAAAACATCGAGGGATATTCCTCGATCGAAATCGAAGGCATTACGTTCATCAACCATCAGGGCACTGATGACGGCACGACCATTGCGATCGGCAGCCAGAAGGCTCGCTTCTTCCCGATTGGCGTGCGTGGGGCCTTTCAGGTCGGATGGGCGCCTGCCAGCGAGTTCAAGCCGTATCTGAACAAGCGCGGGCAGGAATTCTACGGGCTCGTGCTCTCCGATACCTCCGGCCGCGATGAGTGGGATCGCGTCGAATTGTACAGCTATCCGCTGTTCATCTGCACGCGCCCCGAAATGCTGTTGCGCGCGAAGTCGCAGTAATCCAGCTCACGCCAGCAATAAGGAACATCACTAATGTCCCGCAAGACTGTTACCGAAGCTGGCTTCTACAATGGCCAGTTCTTAAAGCCGGGTGCGAGTTACGAGACCGACGAAGTTAAGCTCGATCGGAAGTCCAAAGATGAGCTTCTCGTGCTCGCAAAGGAACGCGGTCTCGACCTCGATCCCTCGAAAACGAAGGCTGACATCATCTCGGCCATCGAAGCCGCCGGCGCGAACTGATGCCCATCGCCACGAGCCTTCAAGGGATGCGCGACCGTGTGGTCGAGGACGTCGATTGGCGATTTGCTGAGCAGGTGAAGTTGATCTTCATGCTTGACGGCAAGGTCGATCCCGCTCGGCCTTCACTTGAGATCGCTTCGGTTTTGAGGGTTGGCGGCGGAAAAGAAACCAGCGCAGCGCCGGGCACCTCGCGTGCCTGGCGCTCCAAGATAGCAGCCGGCAAGGCGGAGCTTCACATCGATGTGGCTCACTACGAAGGGCCGGCGTTCAAAAAGGGCGATCGTATTCGCGCGCTCACGCGGCGCGGAAAACCTCGTTTCGAAGTGCTGCGCGTCGATGATCGCGGCGACAGCCGTCTTGTTTTGGAGCTTGGCGAAGAATGAGCCTTATGCGGATTGCCCTGCGGATCGCGGCGGTTGAGGCCATCAAGGGGAGAACCCTTGTCGGCAACAATGTGCTGGATACGCCGAATGGGGCCTTGGATATTCAGGCGGACGGCAGTCTTCGGACGGAAGAGGATAAGCCTTTCATCTCGGTCTACACAGACCAGGCGAAGGCGGAAAATGTCACGGGCCGGTCGCTAACCGAGAACGGCCTATGCGACATCATCTTCGAGATGGGGATTTCGTCGGCCATGCTCGAAGTCGACCAGGATACCGAGGAAACGGTTCTGGTCGGGATCAACATCCCCGGTTCCGACCGCAACCGCGAATTCTTCCTCGATATTGTCCAGCGGCAGCTGAGCGAGGCACTGACGGATCCGGGCAATGGTTGGGCCGAGATCTTCCGGGCGCTTCATTATAGTATCGTGAAGATCGAATTTGCGGGCGCCCGCAATACCGACGATGGGCAGCGGTTAGCCGGCCATCAGATGCGCCTCACGGTTCATCTTGCCGACGAGCCGGTAAGAGGCGTGCCGCTCGATCCGAAATCCGCGTTCATGCTGTTCCTCGATGCGATGGATGCATCGGCCGATGCCTCCTATGTCAAACAGGCGCAGCTGATGCGAGGCCTGGTGACCGGCGCCGGCGAAGACTGGGAAGGGCTGCAGCGACAGAACGGTATGACGGCGGCCGAGCTTCTTGCCCTCGGACAAGGTCCCCTTGCTGCCGACGTTGAGCGTTCTACTCCTCCAGCCGCGAGGGGAACGATCGAAATCGAAAACCTAAACGCGGCGACGGTAGCGAACCCATGATCTCCGACTTCGTCGCGATGCGTCTCGATATCGAGATGCTGAAGACCGCTTTCGGAAACTCCCTGAAGGTCGGCCCTGTCGAGGTAATCGACGCGCAGAAGGGCTACCGCCTGCGCCTCGGGGGAACCGATGATAATCCGTTCCTATCTCCCTGGTACCCGCATCCGGAAACCGGCAAAACGTCGGTTCCCCTGAAAAAGGGACAGGTGGTCGGCGTGATCAACCCAACCGGAGATCCTCGGCAGGGTGTCATGTTCCGGGGGGGATATTCCGAAGCCAATCCCAGTCCGAATGAAAACATGGATGCCAATGTCTTCGAAGACGCCGGCATCCGGATCTCGGTCGCTGACGGTGCCCTGACGATAAAGGGCGGCGGAACAACCTTCCGCTTCAGCGCGGATGGCTTTTTCCAAACGGGCGGCGAACAACGGCACGACGGAAGAAATGTCGGCAGCAGTCACGTGCATGGCGGCATCCGGGTCGGTGACCAGAAGACCGACGTGCCGGCAAACTAACTCAGGAGAGCATCATGAAAAAGGCAATCACCTTGCCGGCGCCCGCCGGCAAGACGACTTCTGCCGGTCCAGCGGACGGCAAAACCGAATTCCGAATCCGGCCCGGCGTCGAATGGATCAACGGCAGGCGCGTGACCGGCGAAAAGACCGTACGGCTCACGCCCGAAGAGTCCTCTTACGATCTGGGGCTGTCGCGCATAGCACCGGTCGGCCAGCCGATCCCGGCTGACTGGCCCTCCGAGATCCTGGCCGGTGGCGACGGCGATGGCGGGGATTGATAGGCGCACCGGCGCGGTAATCGACAATCTCACCTCCGCCTATCAAGGGGTGGAAGTGATCCTCACCACGAGGCTCGCCAGCCGCATCATGCGGCGGGAATTTGGCGCCGGCGTGGTCGACCTTCTCGGGCGAGCGCTTGTGCCGTCTCTGTTCGCGACATGGATGCAGTTGGTGGCGACCGCGATCGATCTTTGGGAACCGCGTCTTTCCGTTCGACGGATCGCTCCGACCGGCTCTGTCGACGAAATCCGAACCGGCCATGCCGGATTGCTAATCGAAGCCGAATACCGGCCGCGCGGTCACCTCGGCGATTTCACAGTCGAACGCGTGGTTGGGTTCACCGTCAGTTTCGGACGCGGCGTCACGGTCCGAACGGCCTAAAAGGGTTCAAGAAATGGCTCTCGCAACCGACTCTCTCGATCTCAACCTTCTTCCGAAACCTGGTGTGATCGAGGAACTGGACTACGAGGCCATCCTTGCCCGCCAGCGCCAGAAATTCATGGATGTTTGGCGGGAGGTCAAGCTCGCCAATCCTGATGCCGTCTTGCCCGACTATGATGTGCAGTTGCTAGAGACGGATCCCGCGATGGTCGGCAATGAGGCCGAAACCTATCGCGAGACGAACTTGCGGGATCGCATTAACCAAGCGGCAAGGGCGAACCTGCTTGCCTTTGCAATGGATGGTGACCTCGATCATTTGGCGGCTTTCTATGACGTCACGCGCATGGACCGCGAAGACGACGAACGGCTGGTAAAGCGTGTCATCCTCGCCATTCAGGGTCGGTCGACCGGCGGCGTAGAGCCTCGGTACAAGTTCATCGTGATGTCGGCGGACATTCGTGTTCAAGACGCCAAGGTCTACACGGTCGGTAGGAGCCCTCTCATCCGTGTCGCGGTCTTCTCGACCGCTCCGGATGGCGTTGCGACGCCTGACCTTCTGGCGATCGTCGACGCGGCGGTTCAAGATCCCGCACGGCGCATGGTCAATGATACCATCGTGGTGGCCTCGGCGGTGCAGCAGGTCGCCAACCTTGTCGCCGATATCTGGCTGTTGCCGGATGCCGACATCGCCACCGTGGAACGGGCCGAGGCAAATCTTCGGGCCAACTGGACAAAGGTCCGGGCACTCGGTCGCGACCTGACCGAGAGCTGGTGGCGAGCCCAGCTCATGATTGCCGGCGTTCACAAGGTCACAACGACCATGGACGACGTCGTCGCTCTTCCGTCCGAGGCGATCGCCATCGGAACCGTCACCCTTAACAATCGTGGGCGCGCATTCTGATGCAGTCTCTTCTTCCGGATGGCTCTGGCCTATTCGAAAAGGCTTTCGAACGGTCATGGGAACAACGGTGGCCCGCGCTCGAAAGTGGGGCTGACGCCATCAAAGGCGCGAAGTTCAACCCTCCGCCGTCGTTCCTACCGTTCCTAGTCTATGAATACGGTCTCGGCGAACTGACACCCTATGTTCCCAACCTCTACACCCTCGTAGTGGGCCGCGAGGGTGTGAATTGGCAGCGGATCCGTGGCACGCCGGCGGCCGTCAACATAGGCCTTGGCTGGCTCGGCTATTCCGCCACGATGGACGATGCGTGGCACGGCCGCGTCTATTGGAACAGCACCCAGCTGCGGTTTCCGGTTCTGCCGGCAAACGACAATCCGGATCTGGAGCGGATCGAGGGCATCACCCGGCTATCGATGCCGCTCCGCTCCCGCCTCCGCCGTGGCGTCCATCAATACGACGCGGGCGCGCTTGAGGCGGATGGAAGCCGGCTCGATGACAGCATGCTCGATCGTGAGAGCGGCGTCGCCGTCACAGCCGCCGGCACGCTTTGGTCCTTCGGTCGGACGACTGAGATCGACCACTTGCTGACCGAAGCCGAAGGCACCGCGATCGGCAACTGGATCGAGGAGCCAGCGGAAGGCGGATTGAAGTGGGCGGACATGCAATACCCATGGATCACCGCGAACTTCCTCTGGGCCGACAATCCGGCGGCGCAGCGCCGCACGCTGATGGCCGCATGGTTTGCTGCCCGCGTCCTCTACGTCACCTTTCGCGACCAGGACGGCGCAGTCATTGGTCATCGACGCTGCCGCGCAGACCATCCGGTGCGCGAGCAGATCGACGGTGCCTATNAGTTCGGCGGCGTCCGCTATCAGGCGCAACCGGGCGGCTCCCGCGTCTACATCGAGGCCATGACCGACTTCGAGGATGCCTTCGATGTCGAGGCGAAAGCCGTGGAACTGACGGTCGGCGCAACGCCAGCCCCCGGCATCAAGCCCGGCCGACTCTGGCTGCAGCCCGGCCAGCTTCTCGGCGGTCATGCGATCGCTGTCACGTCCATTTCGCTGCCGCTGCGCAAGACCGTGCGCGAGCAGATCAAAATCCTCATGAGGTTCTAATGTACGAACACGCAAGCGGCTTGCCGCACGCCTATGACCGCGCCGCAGACAAGCCTGAGCAGCAGAGCGTCGTATTTTATGGCGAGCGCCCCTTCATTCAGGGCGCCGAATTGGTCGAGCTTCAGACGATCATCCGTGGTCGCCACGATCGGCTTGGCCGCCTGGTTGCCCGTGAAGGTAATCGTATCGCCCGCGCCGATGCTATCGTCGACATCGAAACCGGAACCATTACCCTTGCCTCCGGGAGCATCTATGTCTCGGGTGACGTCTTTCCGGTCGCCGAAGCCGTTCTTGAGGACGTGCCGATGACCGGCCGCGTCGAAATCGGCGTTCGTCTTGTCCGCTCCTACCTAACGCACGAGGATGATCCGAGTCTCGTCGGCCTCGTTCCCGGCTCTCTGGCTGAAGGTGAGCCGGGCGCCGCGCGCGAGATCGCCCGGATCTCCTGGGCTCTCGAAGGCGATGACGGTGAAGGCACCTTCTATTCGGTCTATACCCTGCTGGACGGAACGATCCTCGACCAGACTGGCCCGTCCATTCTGGAGCCGGCGCTTCAGGCGATTGCCGCTTACGACCGGCCCAATGGCAATTACATCGTATCGGGCTGCCGCGTGACGGCGATCAGCTCCGGCGGTGGAAACCAGATCTTCTCGATCGAACAGGGCGAGGCCAATATCAACGGCTACAAGCGCACCCGCCTTGCGGCCTTGCGGCACACTCAGCCGATCGCCTGGGAAGAGCTTGCCATCCCCGGCGAGACAAAAACCTATGGCGGCGGTGCGAGCTACACTTACACGGTCGACCAGGCGCCGATCGGCGTCATCAACTCGATCCTGCTGACCAAGGAAAAGACCGTCACGTTGACGCGTGGTGCGATCGCCAACGGTGCTGACGCCTTGCCCGACAATAGCGTGATTTCGGTTTCGTCCGTGGTCCAGGGCGGAACCACCTACGTTGCCGCCACAAGCTACAATCTCGTTGGCAATAACATCGATTGGGCGCCGGCCGGCGCGGAGCCGGCGGCCGGCTCGACCTATAATGTCACCTATCGGTATCGCGCCGCTGTCTCACCCACTGCAAGCACCGACACGACAATCACTGTTTCGGGCGGCGTGGCCGGCGGCGACATCATCACCGCCTATACCCAGAAGCTGCCCCGCATCGATCGCCTCTGCCTCGGCCAGGATGGCTCGCCGATCTACATCAAGGGACTGCCGGCACGCACCAATCCGATGGCGCCGGGCGTGCCAAGCGAAATTCTGCCGCTTTGCCAGATCTTCAATGACTGGATGTCGCTGCCCGTCGTCACCAATGACGGGGTTCGGTCGCTGCCCTATTCGGAGATGTGGCGGTATTTCAATCGGGTGATCGATTATGAGCGGCTGTTCCAGCTGGAGCGCCTCCGTAACAACATCGACTTCCGGGAGCCGGTCGCCAAGAAGGGCATCTTCGTCGATCCTTTCCTCGACGACAGCTATCGAGATGCCGGCGTGGTGCAAACCGGCGCGATCGGCAATGGCATGCTGCAGCTCGCCATCACGCCGACGTTCTTCACGGGTACGCTGACGGCGCCGGTCATGCTGGATTGGGTTGAGGAAGTCCTGGTCACGCAGGAGCTGAAGACGGGTTGTGAGCTGATCAACCCCTACCAGAACTTCACGCCGCTTCCCGGCACTCTTCGGCTGACGCCGGCTGCCGACTTCTGGACAGAGGATCGGACTGACTGGCTTTCCGCGCAGACGATCGAGTTCAACCGGGGCACCCGTTTCGACGGTGGTCCGCTACAGACCACAAACACGGAAGACCAGCTCGTCGACCATCGCGTCGAGCAGCTGGAATTTTTGCGTCAGATCCCGGTGGCCTTTTCCATCAGCGGCTTCGGACCGGGCGAGATCCTGCAGACGCTCACCTTCGACGGCATCAACGTGAAGCCGGCCGGAACACAGACCGCGAATGGCCAGGGGCAGATCACTGGCACGTTCAACATTCCGCTGAACGTCACCGCCGGCACCAAGATCGTCGCCGCCAAAGGTGTCGGCGGGACCGAAGCCAATGCCATGTTCGCCGGGCAAGGTACGATCGAGATCGACACAATGCGGCGGGTGACCACGGTTCAGAACTGGACGGCGCCGCAACTGGTCGAATGGGTGCGGGACCGAGGAAACCCCGGCTGGGAAAACAACAACAGCTCGTCTGACGGCGTCGGTGG